AGCTTATAGCCCCATCATCATCTGTCTCAACCAAGTCATCAAAGTTATTGAACTGGTTGCTCACCGAACCCCACAGACCATTGCTCAATGTATCAGTGTTGGCAAAGAATGCTCTGTTTTGGAATGAGGAGCATTTACGTGGCCAGCCTTGCGCATCGTTCCAAGCAGGTTCCGTGATAACAATATTTGTTCCGATAATTGCTGTGGTGTTATTAAATGGATGCTCGGACAGGACAGTGATGCTTGCCTGATTCGTGCCATTCACAGCGGTAATTCTTGCGATACCACCATTACCTATTATCGCACCACCCACATAGTTTGCGGTGAAATTAAAGGTTCCTGCGGTTCTGGTCATTGTGGTATTACCACTGACCGCAGTAGGCGTGAATGAAGTGGTTGAGTTGTTATAAACATTCAATGGGTTTTGAAAGTCAAATTGAGGCAGCGCACTAAAGACCACATTGGCGAATGACCATGTGTTCTGAAATATAGCATTAGCACCAACTCCAGCACTTGAGATAACAAACGCATTGGTATTGGACGCAGCATTCTCAGCAGTCGTAAAGACAGAGAATGATGTGGTTGTAATGAATCGCGCAAAGTATGTTTTGTTCGCATGAATCTGAGGTGCGGTCACAGGGATTGTTCCTGCTGTGAAACGTACGGGGAACCATGTGTTTGCTGTGAATGGGCCTGTAACTGTAAATGAATTGGCAGTAAAGCCTGTAATTGGTGTAGGCGCATTAGGCGCACGTTTTAAATCCATCGGAGGATAGATACCAGTCGTTACACGAAATCGATTCTCAAGGATGGTGTGGTCAATCAGTTGAACCTCATCAGCCAATATTGGTGAGGCCACCGAAGCTATTAACTCACCTTCCAGATAAATATCCACGAACGCATTTCTAAAGACTACGAGGTAGCAGCATTCATTTAGGTACTGGAATGATTTAAAATAAATCTGTTTGTAGTTTGTGGCAGCTAATGTGTTTAAATAATTTGTTCCGAATCGCTTACCAGCTGAACCTTGAGGAAAGCAAATGACATTCTTGGCACGCTTCAATCCTTGGTAATAGGCTTGCAGTGTTACCCGTGAGTACATCAGAGGTGACAGTTCACCCTTCGCAAAGAAATCTTGTGACCATAGTATATGTGCCATTACCAATCCTTTTAACCAACTTGGTTTCCAATGATTGTGCCTAGCATTCTATTATTGAGGACAGGGAAAGTAGCCTGTGTAAACTGAGGTCTATTCTGAGCCTCAACCGCTGCGCACATAGCATAAGCTGTAACTCGTTTAGCCTCTAATGGGGCGTAAAAATCTGGGCGTTGAGCACTGCTTAAAGCAAGATAGGCAGCTACCTCATAAATGAAATACTGGACAAAATGCGCTGGAAGCTTAGAAATATCCGGTTGAAATATATACTCCATCCAGAACTGACCTTGAAAGGCCGCATAGACTTTGGAGTTTTCATATATTTCCCATGCGTAAGTCTGAGGGAAAACCCTGATTGTTTTTAACCAACCTGCTGGCAATAGGTAGATGGTCTTCCAAGGTGAAGGAGGCTCTTCTATTGAGATTGACAGTTGTTGGATTTGTGCCGCAAACCGCCAGTTGTTCTGTGCGAGTATTGCAGGGTAGAGCATATCAAACGCTTGTTCAGCAGCGACCACCATCTGATCACCATTTTCAAAGCTAACGATAGGCGCATGGCCAAGCAGGGTAATAGCATTACTGCACATTGACTCCTTTGTATTGGCCATACGCTTCTCCTTATACTGCTGCGCGTAGTACTTGGTAATTAAATATTGAAGCCGCACCGGGGTCACCAGAACATAAAACAGTAATGGTGTTAGCCGTAGCAGTTACTTTCTGTACATTCACCGCATTGGTAGACGCTCCAATTTGGCAGAATGGCAAGTCAGTATTTAACATTCCAGTCACAGTAATTGTCACAGTTGCAGAACCACCACCTTGAGCAGAAGCACCAGCGTATTTAACTACGTGAGAAGGCGCGATACCTGAGTCCAAGTTCTCTAAGGACACAGCACCATCTGCTAACTGCGCATTGGTAACGGCATCTAAAGCGAGTTTGCCAGTAGTCACTGCCAAGTTCTGGATGTTCGCAGTACCCACTGACCCTGTAGGGAAAGCAGAAACCACAGTCACAGTACCAGCGTCACGGTCAACTGTTGCGACTTGATAGAATATGGAAGCATCAGAGCCAACACAGTAAATCATGTCATTAACAGCCAAGTCATAAACGACTAGGGCAAAGTAATTAGCAGCACCAATCTGGGCTACAGTTTCAGTAGCCGAAGCGTAGCTGAAAATTGCAGGGCCATTCTCTAACACAGTAGGCGCGTCAGGATTGAATGTCGTAGATATTTGACCAGCGTTATAAGCGTTGGTATGTCGTACAAATCGTTGTTGTTGAAAAGCCATTTTAATCTCTCCCTAAATTAGACGGACACGTCACAGTCGATTGCAATCACACCGCGTGGGTCAATGACCACCGCACCAGCAGAGAAGATTCCGTTTACTAACCAAGATGTACGGTCAGGTAAGTAGTTAATCTCTGTTCTAAAGTCATGACCGATAGCCATACCAGTAGACATTTTGTGCCACGCAAGCGCAGTCTGAATGTTTCCTGTTTGTGGCAAACCGCCCTCAGTCATTTGTGGGATTGTTACGAGGTTGATACCTAAGTAATCAAGCACCCAACCACGGTCTAAGATTCTATTTTCAGTGTAGAAAGTAGAAACGAACTGGTCGTCTTGCATGAGTGAACGTACGTTAGAAGCACTTAATGCAATCCATCGTTCGCCTTTAGGAACAGCGTTGTTTTCGAAGTACTCATATACTTGAGTGAACTTTAAGTAATCAAAGTTAGTGCCACCATTAACAATGGTAGTACCTGGGCCAGCAGCAACCGCATCGATGATTATCTGGTCAGAACGTCTACCCATACCTTGTCCAACCAACATGGCATTTTCCATTTTGGCATCAAAGTTAACAGTCAGTTCTTGTACAGTATCAACCGCAGTAGGAGTGGTGTACTTTTGAATTAAGCAAGTGACCTTGGTGTAGTCAGGGTCTTGGATAGTAACCGCAGCTAAGTACGCAGTAGGCACAGAGATAACTTGGTCTACTTTACGAAACTGTTCGTAAGCACCGATAACATCATTTTTTAAACGAACTGAATCTCGCAATAGGAAACCTTTAGAACGGTATTCCGCTTTTACTAACTCATCGAAGTCTGTTTGTTGTACAGCAGTAAGTGACATTGACATGGCAATTTCCCCAAAAAATAATTAAAACCTTCTTCCTGAGTTCAGGAAAACGGTGGCTCAATTACTAGTTAGGGCTGTCACGTTATGAAGGTGTCCGTTAGGGCTTCTGTGAGAGGTGTCCTGTTCGTATATAGGCTACTATAGTAAACAAGTTTCTATTTGTAAAGCCCATCCTAAAGATAGGCTAATTGCTTCCTACAATTCTCTCCAGTTTCGCATTCATTTCTTTACGATACGCTGGGTCTGTTTTGAACTTGGCATAGTTGGCATTCAACTCAGAACGATACTCTTCGATGGTCATGCCGCCTGTGGCTACGTTGGTATTACCTCCGGGAACCATAGTGGCGTTATTGATCATCCGATTGCGTATCTCTTCCAATGCCTCAATCGCATCAGCACTTCTCATGCTTGCACTGAGTGTGGCAAAGGCTTTCTCTGATAGATTGGACTTAGCCCAGTTGTTCAATGTCTGTAGTCGTTGCGTAGCATTCTCACCAAGCTTTGCTTTTTCCTCGGTCATGTCAGTACGGAACTCATCCAGATATAGGCCAACCGTTTCAAGCATCTTGTCCATTACATCCTGTGGAACGTGCTTTGATTTGGCAAAGTCAGCCATGTGTTGGAACGGCTCATAGTCCGGCTCCATCCATGAATCACCTTTGCTAAAATCATATTCCTTCGGAGCTGTACCTAATCGACTTTCAAGTTCTTTGTAGGCTTTGGCAACGTCTGCGACTGATTTATATTTCTCAGGCAAGAACTGTGGACGCTCACCGTGTCCTGGAGTGTTTTCGTCCCAGAACCAAGAGGGTGTAGTGTCAGCTCCGGGTTGGCCTTGAGCTTCTTCGCTATTTCCAGAAGCTCCATCTGGTATGGTCGTAGTACCTTCATCTAGTAAACTCATTTAGTTAATTTCTCCGCTTCGATTCTTTGTTCGTGGGCTTTAATGCTTCCTCGAATTAATCTAAAGCCCTCTTTGAATCCCTCGTAGTACAGCGCGGCTTCTCCGGCATTGGGTAGATTTGGGTTGGCGAAACCGGGTAACAAGTAACGCTCCATAAATTGCTCCAATAGCTTCTTGCCATCTGGCGTAGAGAAAACCAAATAACAAAGCATATCAAGCTCAACCACATCTGGGCGTTGTTTAAGCTCATCGATTTTTTTCTGATAGCCTTCAAAATAATCTTCCTGTTTCAAATATGGATTATCTTCAATACTCACACTACGCTCCTTGTGGTGATTCCTGTTCATCAGGGTTCGACATTGCTTGGTCAGACATGTTCTGCGCATTTTGAGCCGCAGCTTGTACCTGCTCTGGAGAGTTCAGGTATCTTGCATCTACTTGCATTTGCTCGGCTATGAGATATGGAGCCAGTCCGGAGTTGATATACATCAACGCAGGGCCGGGGCCAAACACACCTTGCATCAGCTGGTAGTACTGGGTGAACCTAGCTATATCCTGTTGACCTTTCATTAATGCTAAAGGCGAACGGTATCTGAAATTAACTTTGACTCCTTTAATTTCCAGCTTGGGTAGAATCCCCATCTTGTCTAACAAGAAGGCGCACCGCTTTATAACAGGCCACAAGAATTCTTGCTGTAGCCGTGAAAATAATGGCCCAATCCGTTGAGCCAAATTCTGTTGTTGAATCATGACCGCAGCAGCCGTCTCAGGCTGTATGCTTTGGTTTGGATTCACATCGTTGAATAGAAGAGTCTTAATCTGATTGCGTAAATCTAAAATAGTCAGCTGACTAAATTGTGGATTACTGGAGTCAGGTAAAGGTATGAGTGGAGGCGAACCACCTGAGCCGATAGGCGCAATAGGTATGACCGTGAACGGTTCAAGCTTAAATGTATGTGGATTGAATACCGCATCTGAAAACCCCATGTACGGTTTAAACGTGTTTAGATTGGCCGCTGCTAACTCTATTCTCGCGAGTTCATTCAAAGAGATAATTGAAGGCAGTGCGTCCATGACTGGGCCGCGACCAAAGACTTCTGAGTTTACTTTCTGGAATCGCCATACGATTCCGGGGTTCGACTCAAATTCTTCCATAAGTACCGGACACTCTTCTGTACCGACCATATAGACGTATTGTTTTTTTCTGTGAGGCATGAACATAACGCCTTCATATAACTTCTGTACAACCGCATCAGGATTGTCAGCCAGCATTTGAATCATGTCAGGCGTGAGAATTGCATTCTTCCAGCGAAGTGTAATTTCATTTATCTTTACATCTTCCCAGTAGCGATACCATGACTCAACCTTGCCTGTCATGGCCTCTTCTACTGCCAGCTTGTCCATAGGAACCGAGCTGAATAATAAGGGCTGCTCATCGGTAAATCCATTTATCACCAAGCAGCTTGTTCCGATTGCTAAGTCAAAGTAGCACTCATTGATGACCACATCAAAGTTTGATTCATGTATGTAGACGAACAGCTTTCGCATGTAGTTATCTAGCATTTCCTGAATCGTATTGCGGTCAATGTCCTCTTCTGTATTGAAAGTCTCATCAACGTCTAAGTACCCCCACTGAACTTGAGGAGGAGTCATAGCGTCATGAATCTTCGATACGAATGTCTTTGTTGCTTCCACGGCTGTAGTATCATAAATACGACTCGCCTTGAACTCGCCTTGTTGTTCTTTGGGTCTATAGAATCGGTTACGATTGGGAACCGCATAGTAATAGCACGCCTCATGTAGAGCTGCCCACAACTGCGCTACCTCAGCAGCAGAACCAAGACGCTTTCTAAATAATACCCACAACTTGGCAGGGTCGAGCGCGACCGTACTAGGGTCAACTGCTTCCGTGTAGTTCATGTAATTCCCTTTAGTGTTAACCCAATGTGTCGGAATAACCCATCACATTGCCGCGCATATCCGTGCGCCCTTGAGCCGCCATTTCTTTAGCAGCCGCATAATTCTGAACTTGATTAGAGGTATTCATTTGATTCATGACTCTCTGGTTAGGAGAGTACTGAATATCTGGCCCACTAATCGGATCGCCTAAACGCATAGCTTCACCAGATGGATTCATTGCCTTCATCTGTACCATAGGTTTACCTTTCAACAAATTGGACATAGTAGCCATTTGCTTCTCCGTGGTTAGCCTAGTGTGTCTGAATAGCCTGTGCTTGCCTCATCCATAAAGCCCGGAGCGCGATAAGCACGCTTGGCAGTACGCAATTGTTTTTCAGCAACTTTGTTTTTTTGAGTGGCTCTGTCTTCATCGACTCGTGCTGACTCTTTGGCAATCTCTTCTTTCTGAGTCTTGTAGTAGTCGATTTGTTCGGCAACTGCTTGATTCGCAGCGCGTCTATCGGCAGAATGTTGGTGTGGAATGACGTTAGAGATGGCACGTTCTGCCTTCTTTAACCATTTTGATAATTTGCTCATTGGTTTAATCTCCCTTAAATCCAAATGTGAACATATATAACTTTCTTCTGAAACTCCGTTTCATCGATAACACGATTCACAAACTGAATCGTATATGGAATATTAATCTGTTTTTGCAGCTTTCTCAATTGAGTTAGAATTGTTGACACTGTGTACCCCCATTCTAGCTAAATCATCTTTAATAATATCCAATTGTTCTTGCATCTTGAATGTCTCAAATGCTCTAATACCTACATTGATGGATTCCATCAACTGCTTTACCTCTGAGGCGTTAAACTCCTCAGTGTTAGCCAGAGCCACAAGCTCCTGATATTGTTTGTATGGGTCAGACTTAGGATTGATTCCCATCCTAACTCTATTTTTACCTACACCATACCTCATAGCACCTGTCAAACGCCAGTGGTCAAAGTTAAAGAATTCTTCATTCTTTCCCGTCTCACCTTCCTGCTCCCAGTTGTCACGGGAAAAGACCATCCCCATATCATAGCATTCGCGGAAATGTTTGTACTTACCAATCCATCTGTAAAAGGCAGCTTTACTTATGCCAGCTTTTTTACAGAATGCCGTCATGGTTCCTTCTTCGTTCATAACTGTTAGAATCATAGGGCAGTGAATCTCTTCAACATACTTGGTTCCACCGCCTTTGATTTGCAAATAAATCTGTTTTGCATCAATCTTTGACATAAATGAAAATCCCTTTCATTGGTTTAAGATAACACAATTAACATTTAAGGATGAATGACAATGCTAGATTGCTCCCAGTTCCGTTCTCTAATTATAGAGCCAGTACTTTCAAAGTTAAAAGTGTACTCAAAAGGCGCAGAAGAACTCCTTGTCTTCACATGCGCTGCTGAATCTCTTGGTGGTACGCTCCTCGCTCAGATTAAAGGGCCAGCACTTGGAATCTACCAAATGGAGCCTAATACCTACACCGATATATGGGTTAACTATATACGGGGTCGCAACCAATTAGCTACCCTCATGGCTCTCCACTATGGGTGTAATAAGATTCCTGACCCGGATAGATTGATTTATGATTTGCATTTTGCTACGGCAATGACGCGCATACACTACCTTCGCGTGCTTGAAAACATTCCTGACCCAGCAAATGTAGAAGCGATATGGGATTACTACAAGAAACACTACAACACTGAGCAGGGCAAAGCTAAGAAAGAAGACGCAATTAAAAAGTACCAAAGCTTTATTCGCTCTTAGAGAAGCAGTCTCTATGTTCAAATGCTTCTGCGATGTTTACTTCGTGGAAGCATATACCGCACATAATCATTGACACATTCCCATTCTGCGTTGAGACAGGAATCCATTTATGGTACGGCTCAAAGCCTTCGGCTGCGCGTGGACAACGTGATGACTTCTCAACCCAATCCGAACAGTCTGACATAACCCCACCCTATTGATAAGTCTGATTATAAGCATAACTAGACTTAGTAACTACCAGTCTATCATCGAAAACTCTGTGTTAAATTTGCTCAAGGCTGTCACCACCTCAATTCGCCAAATGTAATCT